TAACTGCTCTTTTATTTAGGTTTTGTTGTTTAGTTTCTAAAATTTCTCGAAAGCTAGCCAACTCATCCATAAGATCGTCAACTAAATCAAGATCTGTTAGTTTGTCTGTATCTAACTCTATTTCTAATTTAATTTTCATACTAGTTTCTCCACTAGGTTCATTGCTACAGCAGTGCCACTAATGGAACTACCGATCATAATTGCTCTATCGCTCCATACCATTCCTACATACACCCAGCAGGCACTTGCAATAAGATATGCTATTTGTCCGTACTGAATATAACCGGCACTGATAAGAAATACACCAGCCACCGCAAGTACCGTTGCAACCCATTTTACATACCAGTCTGGCGTGCCAGTTGGTGTAGTGGGCGTTAGATCTTCAACTTCTGCATGAAGCTCTGCAAGTTCTTGTTTAAGCCGCTTACGTTCTTTTGAAAGTTCTGCTGCAAGATTAGTTGCCCGGCTTTCTCGATGTGCATTTTGATATTCATCTTTTACTAACTGTTCTGCATCAGTCATATTATTCTCCAAAGTCAAATAAACTACTAAATGTAGTATGTTGCTTGGTATCTTCTAGTGGATAGTTAAGCACACCGATCAAGTTGTCTAGTTTGTTATCAATAATAGTTTCTGCCATTGCTGCATCATCAAATGGCAATTCTTTAAACCAATCAGGCAAACGCATTTGATCTGTTGGATATGCTACGCTAGTATATCCTAGAGGATTCTGCTTGAGTTTACAAACAATAACTTTCATACCGTCGACAATTTCCTCACTGTACTTGTCACCATTCATACGCTTGAGGGTATTCCAGTTAAGCGATGCACGAACGTGTCCGGGCATGTTTGCTTTACCTTGCTTCTCTTCTAAGCGTCTGTAGTGGCCAACTTTGTTTGCACGTTTAGGCGAACCTTTCTCCCAGCCAGGTCGCTCACTAAACTCCTTACGAAATTGTGTGATACGTTCAAGCACATCTTCACGAGGCTTGTCTGTAAGCACCATAAGCAATAGTTCGCTCAAAAACTCTTGCATAAACACAGGAGTATCTGAACGTCTTAGATCCAATCCCATTGCTTTTACTTTGCCGGCTTTGCCATCTGTGTCTGTTCTAAAGCCTTCGTTATCAATAACTAATGCTGCATACCGCTTCTTAGTAATATACAACCCGCTACGTGCTACAATTTCACGACCAGCTGCAATAACATCACTACGGCTTTTTGGACAGTGAAATGCTCTTCCCATCATATCGATAAACGTACCGTCAACAGCTTCGGCAACTTGATCATAAAGTGTAATGGCGTTTTCTGTACTCCACGGAATTTTTCCAGCTTCAATTTCTTTATGCAAAGTAGGCCATGCACTAAAATACACAGAGTCAGTATCACCATAGATAACTGCTTCACCTACGTGATCATAAACTCCAGTAATAACTTTGTTTGCTTCGGCACTCATGTGCTTAACAATAGTACGACCAGTCAGTGTAGTACTCTGACCAATACGCTTATCAAAGAAGCGACACCCAGGGTTAAGAATAGCACCATACAAGCTATTAAGGTTAATCTTCTTAACCAACTGTCGCTTATCCCAATACTCAATTTCTGCTGCGTTTCCTGCATCCTTTGCTTTCTTCAGCATCTTCTGTAGATCTTTACGTTCAGCATACCAGCGCTTTAGAATACCAGGAATAACTCCTTCAAATTCTGTAGTAAAGATTGTGCCGTTAGCACTTAGCATCCAAGGCTGATTACTATCAAAGATTAATTTATAAATCTCTGCACCACTTAGTATATCACTGCCTCCCTTTTCCCAATCAATAGTTAATGCAACAGCTTTATCTTGGCTCATTACTGCTTCGTATTCTTCTGTAGAAAAGCGTCCTTCCCAACTGCCGGCAAAGCTCTTTTTCTTTAGTGTCATGTCTTCGTGTACACGAGCATCTGACATCTCAGGTCGAATTTGTCCCACTACAGTTTCCGGAGCCATATTTAGCGCACGAATCACTGATGGATACAGTGAGTTCAAGTCCATTGAAGCAATCCATTTGTGCAATCCCTTCTTAGGAAACGCAACATATGCACCGGCAGCTTGTGTATTCTCATCATCACGCTTCTGTCTATTAGGAACTTGCAAGCCTCTGTGATGTGCTTCATTAATAATGCCTTGTTCAGTAACAGCAACCGCACCCATTGTAGTTTGTAACAACACAGTATTTTCATGTGCAATGCTGTTACTTAGATCAATAAAGCGTAGTTTCTTATCTAGTTTGTCAAGTAGCGCAGTATCTTGAATGTTATATTCGATAAACTTGCGGAAGTCATTGTTGTATAACTGATCCAATGTGCCTTCATATGGAACTTTGTTTTCGCCTACTTCGATTTCACCGATAGCGTCTAGTCGATAGCTATGACGTTCTTCATAAGTATACTTACGATACAAGTTCAAACTATCTAAATGTACACGCCCAACTAAGTCAAACGTTTGACTCATCTTACCATACTTTTCGTATTCACGTTTCTTAGGCAACTGACCCCACAAGCAGAAACGTCTTGTATCATCTTTGCTTAGTACTCTTGCAGTTCTGTTTACAGTATAAGGAATATCGTATCCTTCGCTGTTCCAACCTGATAAAATGTCACTATCTTCAATCAGTGTTAAGAACGTGTCAATCATATCACCTTCACGTTCAAACAGCATTACGTTGTCAATGCCTTCAAGTTCTGCTTTTGCCTGATCCATAGTAAGTGTCTTTGGAGGAACTGCAAGACAAATCATTGTTTCAAGCCATTGCAAGTATACTGATATAGATGTAATAGGCATAAACGGATCACTAGGATCAGCAAATCCTTTTTCTGGATCAAAGTCTGTTTCAATATCGAAGAAAGCGATATTTAGTTTAGGAGAATCTTGATTAAGATAATGTTCACTTAAACACTGAAAGATAGGATTGATATCGCTTTCAAACAGTGTTTTGTCTCTGTTAATAGCAACTTCTTTGCGAAAGTCTTTTGTATTCTTACATACAATACGACTTAGAGGATCGCCGTATACACTCTTGTACTTGCCTCTTTCGTCTTTGTAATAGAAAGTATATTTTGCTTGATATTCACGGAAACTTCTTTTTCCGTCTTTACGCTCGACTACGCGAATAATATCAGAATCGCGATCAAAGTGTGCGTCTACATAACTCATTTATTCTCCTTTGTTGCTTCTGGCCAACTAACCGTATACCTGCTCTTATAGTGAGCGACTCTGTAAAGTATATATTACCACCAAAGCATTGCTACGCCAAATCCGAATATGTTAACTACACAAAAATATGCAGTTAACATCATCGGCCAAGCAAGGCCTCGTCTAATATATCCTAGCACTCCAAATATAGATCCGATAAAAAATCCTGGATATACTATTGTCATGTTAGGCTCATATGCAGTCATAGCTAGAGTTAGACTAGCTGCTACAGTGAATACAAAACTTAAGATTTCATAAAAGAATGCAGTTTTATCGGTATGATAACTCTGCATCCAAAACTCTTTTATTTTATTCACTATTTGTCAACACCTACAGTAGCTACGATAGTTTCAAGATCTTCAAACGCATCTTGATGCTTATCCCAATCACGTTTCTGTGCAACTTTAATTGCTTTGTTAATCAAACTAGGCTTAATGTCAAGCTCTTCTGCAACAGCTTTAACTGTTTCTTTAAGACCCATATTAAGATCTTCAATTTCTTGCAATACTGTTACGCCTTCTTTTACCAGACGCTCAAGTTTTGCCTTTTCTTCTGCACCGTAGGTACGATCACTCATAGTTTGCTCCTTGTTGAGTTGTAATGTTAAGTTAATTATACGACATATTTAGACAAATGTCAAGCGTTTATTTTATAAAAGCGCCAATTCTGCCATGTACGTCTGGATATTCACGATATGTGTATCCTTTGGGAGGAGTAGTATCCTCGCCTTCCCAGACCGGAATAAAATGATTTATATTTCCGTCAAAGTCTTCGTTGCGTCTTAGGTGTACTTCGATTAGTTTTCCGCCTATGAACTCGCAGTTCATCCAAGGATGATACTCGACTAGTTCGTTTAGTATCGTTGGAAACGTAAATCTCTTATCGTCTCTGCGCCAGTCTGTCCATTTGGTAAACGTATCTTCTGGTTTGGTACCTTGTACACACAGCATTTGTTTACGGTTGTAATAGTCTACGCTATAATGATCACCTTCAAAGAATTCGCACCAAAAGTGACCTACTGGAAGATGCATTGTTTCTTTATCGATCCAAGCCTTCTGCGCACCTAGTCCTAGTCCTAGCATGTTAACACACGGACGGACAATATAAAAGCCCGGATGCGGAACATCAAGTCCGACCGGGCCACTATTATATTTTAATTTACGTGCAAGTATTAGTTTGTCCATTACCCAAATGTGCTCTGGATCAATATTGTGCCAAACAAAGTCCTCGGCACTGTCTTCCATACTATCCTTTATTTGCTTCTAATGCAGCATAAAGTCTGTCTTTGATACTTTCGATTTTACCTTGTCCAGCTTCAGCATCTACTAGTGTAAACTTTTTGCCATTTACTGCTTGTATTTGTTCTCTGCCGATAGCATATGTAGCACCACGTAATTCTAACTGTATTTGTGGACGACCTTTTCCGTCTTTTTGTTTGTATAATAGACCTACTACAGGAATATCTTTACGTGTTTGACCTTTTTTATTTGCGTAAGTAACTAGATCACCTACTGCTAATGTATGACCTTCTGCACTTGTAGGCCAGTCACCTTTTGGCTTGGGTATCGGCGCCGGTTTTTCGCCGCCTTGTGGCTTTGGCTCAGGTTGTGGTTTTTCACCCGGCTTTGGCTTTTCAGTCGGCTTGTCAGATTTCTTCTCGTCACTACTACTACTTCCAC